GGCACTTCATATGAAGTGCTGTTGATATTATTCAGTAAGATTAAAACCCCTGTTGAATTACTCATTTGTAAAGTTGATGTTGAACTGTTCCCATTTAATCTAATTAATCCACCACTGGAAACCGTTAAAGTCGGCGTCGTAATAGAAACCGTTCCAGTTATATTTGCCGAGTTATCTATCGTTAACGCTGTCGTTCCAGTGTAAGTTTGTAAAGTCGGTCCGCCACCCGCAATCCCGCCTTGAATAATCGGTGCTCCAACGATCGCAAAATTATTAAGGTTCAAATTGGAAGAGATTGGGTTAGTGATCGCGGTGCTTTGGAGTAATTTGACTGCTTGGAACAAATTGGATAAATTGAGACTGACGTTCCAACTCATTTTAATAATAGTTTATATTTTAAAATAATTTGTAATTAATAATGAATAAATCGGAACTCATTGAAAATCAAATAACACCAATAGGGGATAACGAAATTCATAAATATTTTCCAAAAGAAAAAATATTAAGTTATTCCCAATTAGGAGATAAGAGTTTATCCGATCTATTACCTGACGCACGCGACTCTTGTTTTGTGCTTTACGAGGCTTCAAAAAATAACGGGCATTGGGTTTGTCTTTGTAAATATCTTGACGGTCAACAGCCCGTAGTAGAATTCTTTGATTCATACGGTGGAGCACCCGACTCTCAATTGAAATGGACTCCGAAAGAAACGCGAAATGGATTAGGTATCACGCGTCCATTCCTTTCAGATATTTTATCCGAAGCAAAAGACCAAGGTATGAAAGTCGTTCATAATACAACCAATTTCCAAAGTAAGAATCCCGCTGTTGCTACTTGTGGTAGGCATTGTTGCGTTAGAGTAAAGATGCTTGCGGATAAAAGATTAACATTAGAAGAGTATCAAAAAGTAATTGCCGATATTAAAAAAAAAACAGGAATGAATTATGATGAAATTGTTAGTTCGTTAATTAATTAATTTTTTTTCAAGGTCGGACTCGGTAGTAAATATCCTAAACAAGATGACAGCAATACTAACCAAGTTTCACGATTGGATGTATAATCCAAAGTCAAGTTTATAATGGATGTAATGATAATGATTAAACAAACTGTTAATTGTGATATATATACGATACAATCCTTTGTTGTATGTTCGCAAGACCATTCCTGAGTTTCCTTTTGATCTATCATTTTACTAATTAACAATTAATAAAATGAATTAATTTTTTATCTCCCGTTTATTTAAACAATGCCGTATGATAACGAATACAATCAAAGAATAGCAGAATTAGTTAGACGCGGTCAAGAGGCTTACATAATGACGCATCCAGTTGTTATGATGAGCGGTCTATTTAAATTTGGCGATGCTAACAAAGAACACAATAGACGAGTTCCCGATCAATTCTTACAAACTCAAGACGGACAGCAAGTCGGAGGATACGCTCCAGCCGGTAATGCGGATGTTGCTTTGAAATCTGGATTCGCTTCAGGCACTTATCGTGATACTGGATTTGATTATTGCGATGGAGCGAAAGGATCCGGTATGTCTGGTGGTGATTTTTCACTCGGGGATCTCGCTGATAGCAATTTTTGGAAAGGAATCAAAATTGGACGAGGGAACGCGCTTATTGGTGGGACTGAATTGGGTGCGCCTGATATGAATGCGACTCGGTATGGCGCTGGTGAAGGTTGTGGTGCCTCAGGAGGAGCACAAGATTTTACATTGGGCGATCTCGCTGATGCCAACTTTTGGAAAAGTATCAGCATTGGAAGAGGTCTTCATACCCCCCATCGGTCAGGTGGATTTAAATTAGGCGATTTAGGAGACGCTGATTTTTGGAAAGGAATTAAAATTTCAAGAGGTAGTGGGATGAGCGGTGGCGATTCTCAATTAAGTGATATCGGGAATTATATGAAAGACCGAAAAGGAGGCGATTTTTCTCTAGGGGATCTCGGTGATAGTAATTTTTGGAAAGGGATTAAAATTGGAAGATCAGGTGGAAGTGAATATGACGATTTTTGGAATGATTTTAAAAAGGGATTCAATATGTCTTTTGAACCAGGTGTAAAGTATATTTTGAAGCCTATGTTCGCTGCTACCGGCGGATTGCCTATCGCGGCTGCCCTACAATCAATGGGATACGGAAAATCAGGGGGTGGTGCCAGTGGGGGTAAACATTTTGAATTTGAAGACCTCGCTGATCCAAGCTGGTGGGCTAAGATTTGTATGAAGAAAGGATCGGGAAAAGTATTCAAGATGAAAGGCTGTGGTGGGGATTTTACCCTGGGTGATTTGGCTACTAAGGATTTCTGGAACAGTATTAAAGTAGGACGAGGTATGTCCGGAGGAGATTTCTTTAGTGATTTAGTTAATCCAAATACTTATAAAAATTTAGCAAGACAAGTGGTTGGTGTAGCCGATCAGGGCGTTGCTGGATTGAATCAAGCTTATTCGGGTGCTAAAAATAAAATTGGATTGGGGATGAAAACAGCAGAATACAAAGTCCAACCCATACTCGCGGATCATAAAGCAGAACCAAGAAATGAAATGAAAGAAGCGATGGGTGCTGGATTACCAACGAAACCTATTCGGGATCGTAAATTAGAATCAAAAGAAATTGGACTCGGATCTGGGAAGAAATTGACCACTGAAGACAAGAAAATTATTAGTATTGTCAAGAAAAAATTAAAGGGAAAAATGTCCGGTGGAGCAATGACCTTCACTGAATTACAACAACAACCTCAAAAGCCAGTAATCGCTCCAACTGGAATTCCTAAAGCCAATCTACCGAGTTCAAGTATGGGATCCGGAGCGTCAGGCGGAAAGAAGGGATTGCCACCAGCACTTCAAAAATGGAATACTCACTTGAAAGCGTTTCGGGCCAGTCATCCAGGTCTTAGTTTGAAAGAATGTATGAAACAAGCTAAAGGAAGTTATAAAAAATAAATAAATTAAATAATTACTAATTATTAAATGAGTCTTCGTCAAAAACAGATACGAGAGGTGTTAGATGCGGATTACAATATATCTAACCAAATCCGAGATAGAACAAGACGATATGTTTTATCCGATGTGGAAAATGTAGTTCCTAAACGACAGCGAGATGTGGATATTGAAGTGAATGTGGATAAAATTGTTGAAGCGTTAAACGAAAAGATGAATCAAAAATTATCATTATTAGAAAATCTTTTTAATAGAACAAGTGATAAAGGATTCTTAGAAGCAATCAATACCTCAGAAGTATCAGCAGGATGGAATACAATCGTGCGGTATTACCAAACTGCGGGTATTTCCCGAGCCACTCAAGAAATGGTTAAAGTAAAGGTCCAAGACTTAAACAATAATGTTGACGCAATGATTTATGGATTAGGCAAATTAGTAGTTCAATTCTCATTAGTTAGAAATACAAGCCTTATTGATGTAGCAAAAGCAAACGCAGTGTATCTATCCATTCAAGAACAATTGAAACTAAGTCAGTTTAGATTAATTGACGCTGTTGAAGTGGATTCACAATTCCGTTCCGCCATCGCTAAATTAAGTCCTAGGGATAGAGCGTTTGCGGAATCAATGATTAGAAAAGCAAATATAGCCAGAAAATATGACTTTAGTCCAGATCTTAGTAGAAGGGATGATATCGCAGATGAAAGAGGGTATAGAACAGGAGACCCAATTGCTGAGTCAAGATCAGATTTTGTAGATTCAGCAGTAGAAAAAGAAGAAAAAAGAGAAGAAAAAGAAGAAGAAACTGAAGAAGAAAGAATAGCAAGAGAAGAAGCTGAAATAGCTGAAAAAATGAAAGAAGAAGCAGACTTATATGAAAAGTTCAAGAAAAGTTCAGAATCAGCAACATCAAGAACAGGTAGATTATCAGCAGAAGATGAAGCAATTAAACGAGAAATTTTATACAGTCCTATAACTGACTTATTAAAAAGTTTTGATAGATTTACAACAGATGAAATTATAGAAAAGATTGGACCAAAATTTGGTATACACGGAGGTCTTACATCAGGAGGAAGAAATAAACCGAATGTTATTTCTAATCTACAAATGAAACTCCAAGAATTAGACAGAGACGAAACTTCAAGCAGATCCCCTTCAAGCAGACCACCTCCAATGGATAGAAAAGCATTTAGTAGCGGTAGTGGAAGATTCGGCGGACTCGGAATGAAGAATTCAGATTCCGATTCAAGTTCAAGTTCAGATTCAGATTGCGAATGTGATTCAGATTGTGAATGTGATTGTAAGTGCGATTGTCATTGTCGCGACGGAAATTATAATCACATCGGTTATGATGATCGCGATAATGACCCTTATACTAAGTTCAAAATGTCTAAAAAATGAAAAAAAAGTATATGAAATAATCTCCGATTTAAAAGTATTTAAAGGAATGTAAAAAAAAAGTCTTTGTCTAATTTTTAATTAAAAAAATTAAAAATTTTAATTTACATAAAAAATTTTTGATGTTTTTGAGTTTGTTCGTGTTTATTTTTTGACATTTTATTATATGAACCACCACATTCGCATATAATTTTTCGTAAATTTTCTTCTTTATTTTTTTGATAATATTTATTATCAGCCTCTTTTTTAGTTTCTTTATGTTCTTCTCTATATATTTTATCATATTCTTTTTTATCATTTTTATGTTCTTCGTTATATTTTTTCACCTTAATTTTAACTTGGTCTTTATTTTCATCGTAATATTTTTTATGATATTCTAATATCTTTTCTTTATTTTCATTATATCTTTTTTTAAAATATTCCAATATCTTTTCTTTATTTTGTTGATAATATTCTTTATGCGTTCGTAAAGGAATACATTTATTAATACAATCGTTATTTAATATATACCACGCTTCTTTTTGATTTAACTCTTCTTTTGAATTACAATTAATTTCTTCTACTAAAATGATTACAGCATCTCCGCAATCAATTAACAATTTAGATGATGTTGTATTTGATTTAGAACGATGTTGAACCATTCTTTGAGATAATGATCTAACAGTAGCACCATAATACGGAGGTATTTCAGGATTACTTGGACTAACGATTTGATATATTCTACTATTTTTGTATTCAGGCATTATATACTTTTATATACTCTTTTAAACTGTTTTTATTCATTTTTTATGTAATCTTTTTGTGTATTAGAAGAATGAGACATATTATGAGCGTCATCTTCCATCTTTTTTAATGTATCACCCCAGCGTTCAGAAAGGTAAAAATGTCTTAGCATACTTGAACTTACTTTTTTATGAAAGATACCATTTAAAATTCTTGTAATGGCATTAACAGCAGTCAAAGGGGTTCCGTTTGCGTCTACCAAGAATGGCGCAGGAAGGTCTTTGGGTTTCAACTTTCGTAATTTGATGTATTCGGAAATGACACTCATTAAATTCTCAGGAATATCTATCTTGACTTGCCCTTCTTTTTTTGCTGTTTTGAATTTATTAAAGACAAATTGTTTAGACGTCAGGTCAAGGTAATTGGTCGTATCAGAAAGTCCCTTTGAAGTCTTGACAATTGACAAGTCGCGGTATTCGTTTCGGCGAGGGGGTAGTTTGGTATACAATGATAGCACCAGATAATTCAAAAAATCATTATAAGATTGTTTTCGTTTCGCCTCTAATTCAGATTCGGTTTTTGATACTTCAGTCCAATCCATCCAGTTTTTTTCTTGAGTCTCGGTTTTGACTCCAGATTTTTCAAATTCTTTTAATGTCTTGTTGGATTCCATCATCTTCGCATAGTAAACATCTCGTAATTTACCTTGGGGTAGAACAGATACAATTGAAATCAGATAAGACCGGACGGTATTCGGTTTATAGTCTTTCAGATATTCTTCTACCGCTGGTATGTCCTTCAAACCAGACAGCGGGTTCTTAAATTTGAGCGTTTTAGATAATTTTGCGATATTTCTCAGATATACCTTTTTGGTAGATTCAGTTATATCTTTTTTATTCAATTCAGATTCAATAGATTCCATTTAATAATTACTAATTATTAAATTTTTAGATTTTTATTTTTTTTTCACAATCGTTATACCAAGATATCATATTCTTGATATTACGGTGTTCAAGTAGTTCAAGTAGTTCATTCAGTAAAGCAGTGTCATCCTGAACCAATTGATAATTACCAACAGGTAAAAATACAGTTGTTAGAACGCGAGTCTTTATTCCGCTGACCTTTTTCCAAAAAAGCGTAAATTGAATATCAGAATACAGCACAAACGAATGAGTCTTATTATATTGCCTTTTCTCATAAAAAGTAAAATACATAGGTATGATTTTATAGTAAATATCCATTACAACGTGAGTCAGTTCAGATTCCGATTCAAAAATACTCATATATTTAAAGATTAATCTTTAAATTTAAATTCTAAATAAGATGGGGAGTGGGGAGTGGGGACTCCCATTTTTAATTGAAATAGTAAAGTATTATATATAGATTTTTTTGAATTTCTAATATTAAATAGTTTACTGGTACAGTAAAATAATTCAGTCCCCACTCCCCTCTCCCCACAATCTTTATTAATTACTTCTTAATAAGATGGGGAGTGGGGAGTGGGGACTCCCG